TCGGTGATCTCTTCCGCCCGCTCGAAGGTGAACCGGATCGAAGTGTCCCGACGCTCCGCAGTCAGACCGACCACGGGATATCGCAGCTTCTGATCGGGCCACGTCGTCATCCACCCGTTCGACATGCTGGTCATCTTTGTCTCCTCTCGTTTCTCGCTACACAATATATACCGTATTAATACCTGAAGTGCAACACAAAAGAACACAATGAAACACAAGAAATACAGATATAGCACTATTGCGTAACCTCTTGATTAATCGGGGTTTAGGAATAATGTTGGTTTTTGGAGAATGGCGGGATACGATTTTTTCGCGCCCGGGGGATCGGTTTCGATGGGAGGCGCGATGCGCATTGCTACTGCGGCTGTTCTTCTATTCGTTGTCGGCTGCCATCAATACCGCCCAAAGACGCGGTACATGGAAGAAGAGTATGTTCCCTATGCTCAGGACGGAACGTGCTCGATTAGCGGGCGCGCATTCCTCACACTGCCCGGCGGCGAGGTAAAGCCCGCCGCCAATACCACTATCTATTCTGTCCCCGTGACGACGCGTTCCACCGAAGCCTTCGAGCGCGGCATCGTTCGGGACCGGCCCGTCGAACCGGACAGCGAGCCGATGAGCGAGACCGTGAAGAAATGCAAGCGCACAGTGCAGGCAGATCAGGAAGGGAAATTCAGTTTCGAGAAGTTGCCGCCGGGAAACTACTACGTCTACAGCCAGATCTCCTACGAGGTCCCGAGGCCTTCAGGCGATCGATCTGGAATGCCTGTCGAACGAATTGGAGTCGCGTATTCCAAGGTCACGCTCTCGGCGGACGAGCACAAGGCAATCACCGTAACTCGCTGACTCGTGCCAGCTGCGCCAGGTCCTGGAAGGCGAGATGTTCCCTTCGACGCCAACGAGCCGCCCTGCCCTTCATGCTCTCGGCCGCTCGCGGGTGTTCTTCGGCTGAAGCTGCTCCCGTTCGGCATGGCGATGTTTCCGCCGCGTCTGACCTGCGAGGGATGCCGGGCTTCATTCGAGCTCGCCGATAGCGGCATCACGGGAGCTCTGAAGATCGGCGAGCTCCATTTCGTTCGCATCGATCCGGGAAGCCAGAATTGAGGAGAGTCCCATGAGCGACGAAGAGCCGGCTCCGTCCAAGTCGACGTCGGCCTGGCCCGCTATCATTGTGATCTGCGTCCTGGCGATCGCCGTGGCCTTCTGATGGAAGATCGATCAGGGCCAGAAGGAGCAAGCCCTAATCCTGAGGCATGGGCAGATGTATAAGCGCCACCCCTATCAGGAAGGCTGCGATTGCTCCTTCGAATGCACGATCCGAGAGAACAAGGCGCTCATGAAATAAAAAAGGGGGCGGTCCTGTAAGGGAGAGAGGACCTGCCCCCCGGCCGGAAAAGAGAGATTCGAAAGAACTATCCCGCCTTGGCCTCCTCTTTCGCTGCGAGCCGCTCCGAATACTTCGAGACGGCCGCCACGTAGTAGGCCTCGTGATGATCCTTCAGCGCGATTCCTCCGATGTCGCTTGCCACCAGCTTGCACCAGTGGCCGATCTGGGTGAGGATCCCCCTCGTGATGCCGATCTTCTTCCCCTCGTCGTCCAGGTGGAGAAGATGATCGACGTGATGCGAGCCCAGCCAGTTGAGCCTGGGCACGATGTCGTAGTTGTGGACGATGCGAAGACTCACGGGGAGCGCCGAGTTGAACGCCTTCGAAAAGGCATGATCTCCCACATAGGGGCACCCGAAGGTTGCCACCCGGATGTCGAGCTCCGGATAGTCGACCTTGAGCGAATGGGCGAGCAGGCTCGCGACGGCGCCGCCCAGGCTGTGTCCCGTCACATAGATCGGGATCGTCGAGTTGAGCTCGGCGCGAGGCAGCCGCTTCCGGATCTGGTCGTGCTCGTAGAGGAAGCCCTCGTGAACCATGGAGCCACGGAAGGGCCGCTTCAGGAATTCCCCGTCCACGAGAAGATCCTTTGCTGATGCGGTTCCCTTGATCGCGATAACGAGCCCCTCCTTGTGATAGGCGAGGAACCCTCGAATCGTCCCGCCAGCTTCCTCGAGGAGCTTGACGGCGTCGAGGCCAAGATCCGGGATGGACCATTGGCCCTTCGTGATCGCGTAGGCCTCTCCGGAGGCCTTCGCCAGCATGGTCAGGATCTCGGGCTTGATCATTTGCCCCCCTCGACGTTCTGGAGGATGGCTTTCACCTCCGGGGCCTGCGGATGAGATTCGAGGCTCTGCTGGCCGGTCCGGAGCTTCCATTCCGTCTCGAGGTCCAGCAGCATCCGAGCGGCGACGGCTTGCCCCCATTTCCCGTCCTTCGAAAAGCACTCAGCCGCCCGAAGCGTGATGAGATATGCCGCGTTGGTATCGCTCAGAGTCGCGAAGGTCTCCTTAGCGATCGCGCCGAACTGAGCATCGACGCCGGGGCTCACGGGGATCGCGGAGAACTTGGCGATGAGGTTCACGGCGATGGTCCGCTGATCCTCCGTCGACAGCTGGGGAGGTTCAATGCAGGACCTGGCCGGGAGGCATCCGATCAGGAAGAGGAGGACGCCGGCGAAGGCGGCCCTCACCGAGACACCGCGAAATTGTCGATGCCCTGGCTCAGGCCTGCGAAGAAGGAGGCGGCGCCGATGCGGTTCCGGTCGCTGAGCGCCGCGGTCGGATTCTGCGGCAACTGCAACTGGATGAGGAGCGGCGACAGGGCGAGCTTCGCGGTCGTGACAATGAGCGGCCCGTTCTTCAGCCCGGCGATCTGCTTCGAGAGCAGCTGAGTCGCGGTCGTCATGGCCGAGGCCGTGACCTGGCCGGTCGCCGCACTCGCGAACAGCTGTGCGATGGGACCGTCGAGGACTGCCTTCACCGAAAGGGCATCGGCCTTGATCCGGTCGGCCGCCGCAGGATCCGCCGCCGCCGCGATCGTCAGCGCTTCGGTCACGTCGTTCGCCGCCTGCGTCTTGATGAAGGCCGCCAGGTCCTGATCGGAAAGCTGCGCCGTATTCGCGCAGCCGCCCATGAGACCGAGGGCCATGAGAGCGACGGCCGCAACGGCCGGCTTTACCAGCTGGGCGAGCCTGGCTTCGAGCTTCGCCTCGAGGTCGCTGATCTTTCGCTTGGCCACGTCGCTGTGCCAGATGAAGCCGAGCGCCGTCATGCAGAGGCCCTGGAATCCGTGCAGATGGTTCGTGTCCATGTGCAGCTTGTCTTTGAAGACCGAGGCCAGAAACGCCCAGAGCATGATCACGTACATGTGCAGCTTGCTTTCCATCTCTCACCTCCTCCTATAGAAAAACCGTAGACACCTAAGAATGGGGACCTGGCCGCTCGACGTACTCGTTGACGCGCGCATCGAAGAGTAGGAGCCGCGCGTTCGGGTACTCGGCGCCGATGAAAAGGAGCAGCAGCCCTACGAAGTTCGTCGGGCCGGTCATGGCGATGAAGTCGCGGGTCGGGTCGAAGCGATGCTGGGCGAGCTCCGAGCGGAAGATGCTGAAAATGAGATTCGACTGGAACGGGGACATATTCTTCGTCTTGAGCAGGAAGAGAGGCTCCCCGAAACTCTCCGCAGGCGTCACGTCGAAGCGCGGCGTTTCGATGGGCAGGAAGACGCGGGGACGGTTCATTCGGCCATCCTCGCGTTGCAGATCATGGGGCACTCGTAGCCAAGGTGCTCGGCGAAGCCCAGCTTCTCGGCGATTGGCAGGATCAGGAATTCGATGGAGCCGAACGGAGCCGGCTCCTTTGTCGGGTGGTTTTCCCCACGAATCGCCTGCGCCGCGGCTTCCTTGAAGCCAGCCAGGGCGGCCTCGCTAAAGCCGCAGACGACCTGCTCCTCGAGCTCGAAAGTGTCGGGGAGCTTCGGATAGCCCTTCTGGTCGATCTCGATTCGGACCAGCGGGCGGAGCTCCTTGCAGGCCTGCCGCAGGGCTCGATAGCTGCCCTCCCTCGGCGTGGAATTTACCGTCCAAGACCAGAGTCTGCGGAGATCGATGAGGGGAACCTTGATCGCCTGCTTCTGTCCCATACACGAACCCTTTCTTCTGTCAGTATTTCCCGGTGTGGAGCTTCTCCGAGAGCTCCTTATTCCCGCTCTCCCGAACCAGCTTCTGAATCCTCTCGGTCACGAAGGCGATCTGATCGAAGCGGTACTCGCGGATCATGTCGGCGACCGCGGCCCGCTTCTCCTGGCTCCAGCCTTGGCCAGTCAGCGCCTCGATCTTCTCGACCAGTTCCCAGGTTGGGCTCTTCCCAGTCATCTTTTCTCTCCACTTATGCGATGTACTGCTTCAGATCCTCTTCCTGCGTGACGTCGCTCGCGGCGCCGGTGGTCGGGCTGGTGCCCGTGGCCTTCATGGTGATCGTGCCCGAGTCGCTTTCGGTCGCCGTCACGAGGTCATGGGCGACGACGGCGGTTCCCTTCCAGACCTTGAAGGTGATCTTCTGGTTGTTGGATGAGGTCCTATAGACGCGAACCTCGGCGGACCAGCGGACGCCGTTGTCCGTCACGACACCGCTGTCGAAGACCGTCACGGAGCCGAACTTGATCTTGAAGCGCTTGTCGTTTCCGTTCGCGGCCAGCTTGCCGAGCAGCTTCCAGACGATGCCCTTCTGATTCGCGCTGAGCGCGTTCGCCGGGAGCGTGTAGGTCATGAGGTCGCCTTCCGACGTTGAGGCCGGGTTTCCCACGCCCGTCGTCTGGACGTCGACCGCGCCGCCGATCCGCGCGAGAGCCGCGGACGCACCCGCAGGCGTCTGAGTGTTCCCGCCCGTGGATCCCACCGTCACGGAGTCGCCCGTGTCCGCCTTGATGACGTCGAGGTCGGCGCCGTTGGCATTGTTGCGGCGCTTGATTCCGGTCGTATTGCTCCAGCGCTGCGAGCCGCTCGATGCGGGGGTCGTCCCGATCCGGACCGCGCCGTCGTCGAAATAGGCCAGCGTGTTGTCCGGGATATAGCGCCAGGTCGTGCCGTCCGACCAGACCGGCCGATAGCCAGGATTGAGGCCGCTCGTGATCTCCTTGAAGGCCATGCAGCGATCGAAGGAGGCCGCGGCGGGCAACGATGCCGCGTTGTTGTATTGCTTCATCGGCATCGGGTTGTCCCGCAGGATCTGGATATTCGTGGTCATGAAGGCGTCCCAGCCCTCGATCGCGCTGGGCACGTCCAGAAGAATCGGTTGAACCATAGCTGCCCTCTTAAATTCTCGTTACCGTGATGACCTGAGAATCGCCCACGAGCCCGCCGTTGATATTCGCCACCTCGGCCTTGAAGGCGCTGGGCTCGACGCCGCCGAAGTCCGCCAGGAGTTGCGCCTGCGAATAGGTCAGGCTCGGCGTCGAGGAGGTATAGGTCGCCTTCACGACGTCGAGCGTCGTCTTGATCTTTATCTGGAACTGGCCCTGGACGGCGCTGACCCCGGCCGCCTTTCCGTATCCCTGTAGGCCCGCGCCGCTCCGCGACTGCGACGTCGACCGATAGGCCCATTTCAGAAGCGCGCCGCCGCCGGTCGGCCATGAATTGTTCGGGAGGAATGGAGATACGGCTGCATCTCCAGCCGCCAGGAGCTCGATCGGCATCGGCGCGATTCCCTTCCCGAACAGGGTCACGTCGAGGGCCTGGATGAGCGAGAGCGGGAGGCTGATCGTGGTCTTCGGCTGAGGCTTCACGGAGATCGGCTGCCCAGGCGACAGGAGCGAGTCGGCGATCTCTAGGACGTCATTCTGGAAGATGAAGACGACGCTCCCGGCCGCATGGATCGCCCTGTGCGTATCGAAGCGGGCGCGCATTAGCCCGTCGAGCCTGTACTGCGTTCCGCCCAGCGCGGTCACCTTCTGCAGGTAGAAGATCTCGCCATCGATCAGGCATAGCTGCCGGCCGGATCCCCAGCTGGCCAGGTCTCCGGAGAGGTCGAGGACCGAGGAGATGTCCGGGCCGAGCGCATGGAAGGTCGGGCCCTGGGCGATGTATTGGAACGTGTCGGCGTCCAGCTGGGAGTCGAGCGTCCCGCCCGTATAGACGCTGTCGTCGTCCTCGACGTGGGTATAGCTGATCCCGTCGCGCGAGAAGTAGATGTCGGCGCCCACGATCTGGGAGTTGGCCCGGATCCGGGGAACGATGACCTGCTCGACGCCGGGGCTCACATGGCTCGGGACCTCGGTCACGGCATAGGCCAGATCGAGCACCGGGAGCGCGGCCGTGCTGGGAGTCCCGCCGCTGCCCGGGGGCACGTAGGTCGACGGCTTTGAGCCGAAGATGTCGATCAGCGCGCGGATCTCGACCTCGCCTGAGAGGCTGTCGCTGATGACCATCCGCTCGACGCGGTAGGTGCTCGGGTATCCTGGGACGACGAAGGCTTGCCCGGGGACGAAGAAGCGTGCGCCGCGGTCGAACTTGAAGGTAACGGCGCTGCCGCCGGTGAGCTCCTCCTGGGCCCTGCGCTCGGCCACCCGCCCCGCCACGTCGAAGCTGATGATCGTGGGCAGCTGGATCTTGACGATGCGCTGCTGGCCGAGGAGGTTCTCCTGCCCGTCGTCGTCGACCTGGATCGTCATGTCCTGGAAGTTCTGGCTCCGATCCGAGAAGGTGAAGATGAGCTTGTCGGAGGCCTTCTCGCTATGGAGCGTCTGAATCTCCAGGCTCGGCGGGAGAACGAGGTCCGGATCGAGTACCGTCACGGCTCCGGGGAGCTCCTGGCGGATGACGCGGAAGACGTTCTTTCCGCGCGCCACGTCCCAGGCGATCAGGAATCCGACGTCCTGCATTAGCGCGCCCAGCATGGCCTCCGCCGTGTCCCCCTGCTGACAGACCAGGCTGCAGCTTTGGGCTTCGTCCGCGCAGACCTGCGCGAGATCGTCGAGGGTGGTGAGGTCGAACTCGGCGGGATCCCGCCCGAGGCCGTTCGGGGTCTTGCCGAAGAGAAGCGTGGCCGCCGCATAGGCAGGATTGACGCCGTCGTCCTCCGAGGTGGCATAGGGCTGGATCGTCCCGGAGACGGTCGCTCCCGAAAGGGTGAAGTCGAGATAGATCTCCGTAAAGTCCGGAGTGATCAGCGTCGACGGGCCCTTAAAACCGCCAGATGCGAAGACGGCCGGGGTATAGACGATGCCGCGGACTCGGTAGGTCCCATTCACCCCTGCGGCATTCCCGGCGATCTCCACCGAGCCGCCATTCGTAAACTCGGTGTCGTGTTTGCCCGCGACCTGAATCTTGCAAGTCCCGGGGACGCCGTTCGTCACGGCGGCGATCGTGAGCGGGGAGCCGGTCAGCGTCTTCGAGGCTTCGATCCAGGGCGAGCCGGCCGCGGCATAGGACGTATCGCTGACCCGGACCTCGATGTCGTAATCGATGAGCGGCCAGCGCGGCGACGTGCCAAGCCGCTTGAAGTGCCAGACGACATAGCAGATCTGCGGCCAGCGCGAGACGACCGGAGTCCCGGTCTCATCGACGATGCGACCCGCGCTCCCGAGGTAATTATTCACAGGCTGATTGATCTGGCCCCAATAGATCTCGAAGGAGCCACGGTCGAAAGGAATCGAGGAGCCGCTCGGATGGCTCACTGAATCGATCGGGCCTTCCCAGATCACCGCTCCGTCCTCGTAGATCCTGTGAAGACGGAAGGCCGGGCCGATGCAGATCGCATGCCAGGCCGACTCGAAATAGACGGTCTCCTTCGGCGTCGGAGAGATGACGCCGCCTTTGCCGCCGCTCGTGACCTTCTCCTTCCGGGTGGAGCGATCGCCAGCCCAGCAGAAGATCGCGCCCATGCGACGGCGGCCGAGCAGCCAGGGGAGATAGGAGCCGCGCTCCGAAAGCGTCGTCGCCTGATCGTTGAAAGGGGGATTCGGCGTCTTCGCCTTGAGAAGTGCGGACGCGGCGAAGGCGAGACCGATCGAAATGATGGCTCCGACGATTAGGGTTACGGGATCCAGTGCCATTTATGCCCACCTCTCCCTGTCGCAGGCGCGATAGACGCCGTAGAGCCGATACCCGTGATAGGCCGATTCGAGGAAGCCGATCCCGGTCCACTGCACGCGCTCATTCGTGGAATGCCAGAGCTCGTTCTCCCGGCCGCCGACGATCATCGCGTGACCTGGGCCGCCGGCCGGAGGTGCCACGACCAGGATGTCGCCAGGCTCGAGATTGCCGTCGTCGACGGATTCGTTGGGCTCGTAGATCTGCATGATGAGGCGCATCGCGGCGACGGCCGTCCCGCGCGAATGAAGGGCGATATCCCCGGGCAGGTCCTCGATCTTCGAGCGGGTGAAGCCGTAGAGTTCGTCCAGGACTGCGCAGACGAAGCGGACGCAGTCGACCCCGACGCCCTTCATCTGCTGGCCCGGGACGTAGCGCGTGCCCTCCCAACTCTCCAGGATCCTCTGGAGCTTCGCCTGGGCGAGGGCCGCCTCCCGGAATCCTGACAGGGGCTTCCAGATCATTATTCCGCGCCCTCAAAGCTCTCATGGCCCGGTTTGAACGGATAGGCGGCGCGCAGGCCCGCATCGTTCCGGTGCTGGTCGCACAGATCGAAAGAACGGAATCCGCCAATTCTCAATCCAAGAGAAGTGAAAATCTCACAGCCTGGGAACGTGCATCGATGGAGCGTGTCATTCGGGCCAGAGAATTCCGAGACTTCCATCGCCAGTTCATATTCGTAATGGCAGTGCTCAGCTTCCTCAGCCGTCGCATGCCCGTCCGAGTGGAAGCGATCTTTGTGCGAGTTGTATTGGGAGATGTAGGCATCGCTCAATGGAAGGCCCCACGTCGCCGGATCCGTCCAGGCTTTGCAGAAGCCGACAGGTATGATCCCGCCGTGCCCGTAGGCCGCGGTATAGTCGAAGCGGCCATCCTTCGCTCTCGCGCGCGCCTTGTAATGGATCATCGAGCCTCCTACACGATTTCGAAGTTGGGGTTGTGGTCGGGCATAGCCATGCCGAACCCGGAGAAATTCGCCTCGTTGTTCCAGAAACGGCACTTCGAGATCGACTTGTCGCAGCCTGCGGAGACCTTCACGGATTGCCCAGCCCATTCCGCCGGGGCCTCGGACATGAGCTCGAAATCGCTGCCGCTGAGCCAGTCGCGGATCTGGATCCGCAGGCCGTCGCGCTCCACGAATCCCCGGTGCCAGTAGCGGTCGACGTGACCGGCGAGGCCCGTAATGGTGAGCGTCTTCGCGTTGATCACCGATGCCGTCCCCGTCTCCTGAGGCACGGCCACGCCGCAGCCGCGGCCGCCGAAGGCCCACTGGCAGTTGTGGCTGGCGATCAGGCCGAGCGGGATCCCCAGGCGCTGCTTCGTGGCGAAGGCCTCGAACAGGACGAAGTCCGGGCGGCCGTTGTAATTGCGCACGGCCCGGATCACCTTGCCCTTGAAGAGGGTCAGGACCTGATCCGCGCCTCCCGACGTGCTGGAGAGCTTCTCCAAGAGGGTCACATATATCGGAGAATGCCGCTGGCCGTTCGTGGCCTGGTCGCTGATTCCGCCCGCGACGAGAGGCAGCGTGAACTGGACCGGCTTGTCCGAGTCGAAGATCCCGGAGACCTCGAGGCCCTTGAGCTCGAAGCGCGGCTCGGCGGCATAGGTCAGGGACTGATAGGTGAGGTCGCTCGTAAAGTCGGTGATGCGGTAGTAGGTCGGGGACGCGGGATCTCCCCAGCGGAACTCGATCAGGAGTGCGCTCAGCTTTTCCGAATCGCCTGCTGTTGTCATGGAATATCCGTCCAGGGAGAGTCATACATTCCGGACAGGAAGCGGCCGACCTTGTTGAGCTCGGCGCTGGTCAGGGCCCGCGTATAGATCAGGACATCGTTGCCGTCGAAGTTCGTCCCCATGTCGAAGACGTCGAGCTCCGCAGTCGGATCGCTTGGAAGGTCGACGACGGGCGTCACGGCGGTTCCCATCAGGATGCCGTCCCGGTAGACCTTGGCGGAGACATTCGGGTCCCAGCGCAGGATGAGCGTCGTCGTCCGGGAGAGGCGATCGCTCACGAGGTTCGCATGGCTGATATCGTTGTTTG